TTTGGGACCCGGGCAATCCTAGCCATCATCTCCGCGTCGCTGTGGCGTTGCGCGTGTGTGATGGCGCGGGTCGCCCGTGACCTGGGCTGGCTCTGTGCGAACGCGAGCGGCGGCATGTTAGGCGGAACAAGTTCAGCGGCTGCCATACTCGTGGCCAATGCAGGCGTGCTCGCCTTGCTCTACGAGCCACGCCTCGTCGAAGTCGTGGCACTGCCTTTGTTCTTCAAGGGTTGCAACGCGGCAGCCGGCGCAGTGGTGGATGAGCTCGCAGCTCGCGCCCCCGGTGTTCGCACTGCTCAGTGGTGGTCCGTCTGGTTCGCGCGCTCGGGTGCAGCTAGGGCAGCCGCCATCGCGAGCCTCGCGGCCGGTTCTCCCTCCGGGTCGTACATCATAGTGAGACCGATCGATCATGGGCCGCCGGTTTTCTTCCACGTCGCGCTTGTCATCGACGCGGTCGAATATGGCGGCGATTATGACTCCCTCAACGGGATGCTGCGCCCCTACGCTAGACCTGCGCGCGTCGATGGCCCACAGATAGCTCTTCGCGTGCCTGACCTGGCTCGCGACGTCGTTATCGATGCGTTTCGGGAGCACTCAGGGGAATACGGTCCGAACCGCAACTGCGCGACAGCAGTGGTTGCCGCGTTAAACGCGGCCGTCCCGGATGAAGCAAGCAGTGCATTCACACTTGCGCACGCCGTGCAAGCATGGGCGGCAGTGGGAATCACGTCAGCGGGGCTTGCTGCTTCTTGTGCGCAATGGGCCGGTGCAGACCCGGCACTGACACGACAATATGCAGGCTGGGCTGCTGCTTTTGGCGCGTCTGACGTGACAATGACGGCCGCCGAGAAGGATGCTGCTTTCGCAGAGGTCGACAGCGGTTTCCCGCTCACGCCCCCGTTGTTGCTGGTAAACGAGGGCGGCGACGGGGGGCCCACGTCTCGCGAGTTCACCAGGCTCGCCCGCATGGCGATCCTAGGCGGTTTCACCCGGGAGCTACGCGACTTCATCGAAGGTTTGAAACCCGTCGCTGACCTCATCTACTGCGCGCACTGTGATGAGTACCTCACGCGTCACAGGTGCGCGTGCTCAGCCCTGGGTTTCGCCGCCGCTAGCAATGTGCTTGAAGCCTTAACGACGCGCTACGGGTTCAGGCCGCGAGATGAGCGAGAGGCCTTGCGGGTCGCAGAATGGCACGCCGGGCATTTCGGGAGAGGCGGGGTGATAGCGCGCCTCAACACGCGAACGTACGCGCCTTTCGCACTAGTCTACGGCCCTACGATGGGACTGGTTTACATATTGGAGGATGATAACTTAATCGTCTGTCGCTCTGAAGGCCTGCCCAGGAGGCCTGGGCAGACGGTACCGCCTTCGCTGTTGATGCCGCGACCCTTCATCGTCGACTCTCCAGCACCAGAGGTGCCCGCGCCGCGACGTGACCGTATCGCCCGCTTCCTGAGGTCGCGCCCGCTGCTTGGCCGTCTAGCCTTCGCAGCATCAGCCGTAATGGGTTACATCGGCTTCTTTATCGAGTCGCTCGCCCTCTGGCTGCTTGCGATGCTCCCACTCGCTGCAGGGCGCGGTTATTTGCGTGGTCGTTACAAAGCGACGTGGGCGCCCCAAGCAGACATGAGGCCAGGCGCGGGTCACGACGGGGCACGCATAATTGGCCTCGGCGACCCTGTCCTTGGCCCGGTGCCGGACCCAAAGGAGCTCATGAGGGCGGTCCTCGAGGATCTCAGAAATAGGGCCCCCCCGACAATCGTCAGGGGCTCAATAGCTTTACACACGCGCAGGATGGCATTGCTGCCGCGGGAAACGACCTGGACTAAGCAACGTGCAGAGCGATGGAAAGCGGTATTCGGTGTGCCGCAGGCGCTCGACTCCGCCACAACGCTAACCCCTGAGCGAGAAGCAGCTTCGATCGGGCGCTACGGCCTTGTGAGTCGGGAACTTGACGAGGCGAGTGACGCGATATCGCGCGCGCGCGTCGCAATGCAGCAGGCGTACCCGCACTTCTTCGAATCTGCACAGTTCAC